GGGCGCCTTGGCCCGATCCATTACGACGAACCATCTGATGCCGCGCACCCGCTCAGCTTTGTGGTAGATGAGATACGCCCCGTTGCGCGCTGGCGCGAGTTCGGTTATCCGTCCCCGCGGGCTGCAGCTGAAGATTGGGACAACTTACAGGCTGCGCATTACTGGTGCAACGCGCAGAAAGGCTGCAAGCTTTCGCCCGCAAAACCCAATTCTGCGCAGCGCACCCGCGCACAAAAGCCCCCTGCAGACGGCAGCTGGTAAGGGGTGGGGAGGGACCCCCGCCCCGGCCGGCGGGCGACCCCAAGCCGTCCAGCGCCGATTTACCCCCGCAAAAAATAATTTGATGGGGGTGGTATCAAAACAGGAAGGAGAAGCAAAAAGTGGCAGCAGATACTTCTAATCGCGCGCGCGCGGAGATCGCGAAAAGGTCTGCCGCAGAGCGCAGAAAACTGGCTAAATTTTTGGCCAAAAACGGATTGAATGACGAAAAAATCAAGTCGCTTGACTCGGTGATTTTGAATGTTTCGTGGATGAAATCCAAGCTGGACGATGCCAGGGAAGCCATCGGTGAGGAAGGCATCACGGTGGAATATGACAATGGTGGTGGGCAGTCGGGCGTGAGAGAGAACCCGGCCTTCCGGGCTTATGAGGCATTGTGGAAAACGTACCTGTCTGGATTGGATATGCTGATTAAGCTCCTACCTGTGGAGGTGCCGCAAGAGCAAATATCCGACATTAAGCCGACAAGCGTACTCACTCTGGTGCAGAATCGGAGAAAACAGGACGCATGACCGGCGCACAGATTCCAAGATATCGCATCGAGCCGGAGCGCGTTACGACCGACGGTGCGGACGCCGCAGCGCTGATGGCCGCCTACGGCAATGCGCTGGATGAATGGCAGCAGCTGGTGCTGGACTGCTGGCTGGGCCGGGATGCATCCGGGCGGTACACCGTGACCTCCGCAGGGCTGGCCGTGCCCCGGCAGAACGGGAAAAACGTGTGTCTGGAGGGCCGGGAGTTTTTTGGAATGGTCATCAACGGTGAGAAGATCCTGCACACCGCCCATCAGGTGCGCACGGCAAAAAAGAGCTTTAACCGGCTGGCCCGGATGTTTACCGACAAGCGGCACCCAGAGGTGCTGGAACTGGTGAAAAACATCCGCTACACCAACGGCGAGGAGTGCATCGAGCTTCTGAACGGCGGGAGCATTGAGTTCTCGGCCCGATCCCGGCAGGCGGCCCGCGGCTTTGACGGCATCTCGCTGGTGGTCTATGACGAGGCACAGGAACTGACGGACGACCAGGTGGAGGCAATCATGGCCACGCTGGCCGCATCGGCCACCGGCACCCGGCAGCTGATCTATACCGGAACCCCGCCTTATCCGGGCTGTCCCGGCGACGTATTCCGCCGCCGCCGGACAGCCTGTCTTGGCGCACCGGGCGCGCACGATGCCTGGCACGAATGGTCAGTGGAGGGAGAGCAGGTTGACAAGATCGACCTAGAAGATCACGCGGTCTGGTATCAGACTAACCCGGCCATGGGCATTCGGCTCAGCGAGGAGTTTGCGGCGGAGGAGTGCCGGAGCATGAGCGCCGATGGCTTTGCCAGAGAACGCCTGGGCTGGTGGAGCCCCGTTCTGACGGAGCAGAGCGACAAGGCGCTGGATGCCCGGGCCTGGGAAGCCTGCGCCAGCGAGGCGGAAAAGCCGGAGGGCAAGACCGCTTACGGTGTCAAGTTTGCCGCGGATGGTTCTGCTGTCTGCCTGTGCGGCGCGGTGATCCCGAAAGACGGTCCGGCGCGTGTATCCCTGATTGAACAGCAGCCCACCGGCCGCGGCCTGGCCTGGCTGGTGGACTGGCTGAACGAACGCTATGACCGCGCAAGCTGTGTGGTGATTGATGGCCGCAACGGGGTGGACGTGCTGGTGGAGCGCATCCGCCCCACCTGGAAAGCCAAAAGCGCCGTGCTCCGCCCCTCTGCCAGGGACGTAATCGCATCGGTGGGGCTGTTTACCACCACCGTGAACGAGCGCGGCCTGACCTGGTACAAGCCGCAGCAGGCCCTTGCCGAAAGCGCCGTTACCAGCACCAAGCGTCCCATCAGCGGCGGGTATGGCTTTGGCGGCGACAACAGCCTGCCGCTGGAAGCCTGCGCCCTGGCACTGTGGGGCGCAAAGACGAGCAAACGCGACCCGACACGCAAAATGCGCATCGGATGAGAGGAAAACCATGATGAATACCCTGAATTTTGGCCATGTGGCCGGGCTGACCGCCGCGGAACAGCAGCAGCTCAGCGACCTGGCCGAGGCGTACACCTATCACCAGAGCCACAACGCCACCAAAGACAAATATTATGAGGGTCATGTGACCCTGAGGGATGTCAACCTTGGCATTGCCCTGCCCACGGGGCTGCGCGGGCTGGAGGTCGGCTGCAGCTGGGGTCAGAAAGCGGTGGATGTGCTTGCCGCCCGCAGTATGTTTGACGGCTTTGTGGGCACCGGAGGCAGTCTGGACAGCCTTGCCCGGCTGGTGGCAGATAACCGCCTTGTGGCCGAATACGCCAAAGCCTGCCGTGATGAGCTGAAATACGGCTGCGTGTTTGCCACGCTTTCGGCTGACGATGCGATCGGCTGCCGGATCCGGTTCCACTCCCCTGCTGCGGCCGCTGCCCTGTGGAGCGGCGAGAAAGGCCGGATCGACTGCGGCCTTGCCATCATCGACACCATGAAGGACGAAAAGGACGAAGGGAAATGGGCCCCGTCCATCGTCAACCTGTATACCGACACCGCCGTGGTCGTACTAACCCGTGAGGGGAACATCTGGACAGCAAAACGGCATCCCAATAAGATGGGCCGCCCGCTGATGGAGCCACTGATTTGGAACGCCACCAGCAGCAAGCCGTTTGGCCGCTCCCGGCTGAAACGGCCCATCCGCTCACTGATTGACGATTATGTCCGGGTTGTGGCCAACGCCGCCATTGCGCTGGAGTTTGACACCACGCCGCAGAAATACATCCTTGGCGTGACGGATGAGCAGTACGATACCATCGTATCGGACAAGTTCCGGCAGTATGTCGGGGCGATCATCGCGGCCACGACCAACCCCGAAACCGGCGAAAAGCCCGCGTTCGGCCAGCTGGCGCAGGGCAGCCTTTCGCCGCACGTTGAAAAGATGCGGATGACGGCCACCCAGTTTGCCGCTGCCACCGGTCTGACCGTGACCGATGTTGGCGTGGTGAACGATGCCAACCCCACCAGCAGCGATGCGATCCTGGCCCAGAGCCAGACCCTTGTATTGCTGGCCCAGCAGCTGAACACCGGCAACGGGGATGCACTACGCACCATTGCCCGGATGGCCCAGGCCATTGCCCGCAAAGTAACGCTGGATGAGCTGACCGAGGAGGAGCGCAATGTGATGGCGCATTTCAAAAACCCCGCCATGCCCAGTGTGGCCGTGACCGCAGATGCCGCCATCAAGATTGCTTCCGCCCGGCAGGAGTTTGCCGCCACCGACACGTTTTTGGAGATGATCGGCTTTGACCAGGCCGATATCCGCCGCATTAAGGAGCAGGAACAGCGGGTGCGGGGCCAACAGGTGCTGATGGAGATGGAAAACGATGCAGATAACAGCCAACGCCTGGAATGAGTACATCACCCGATTGTCCCGCCTGAACCAGAAAGCCGGGCAGCTGATGCGGCAGTACATAGACACCCACGGCACCGGGGATGCCGATGCGCTGATTACTTACGCCGCCGCACTTGTGACGAAATACGGCGAGGGCAGCGCCGAGCTGGCCTGCCAGATGTATGACGCCCTGGCCGAAGCGGCCAACGCCGGGGTGCCCGCCGCCGAGCCTGCCGTACCGGCAGACTACGGCGAGGTTGCCCGCATGGTGAACGCCACCAAGAACCAGAACCCTGCCAACCTGCCCAACGGCGTCAGCCGCCTGGTCAAGCGTGCCGGGGCCGATACTACCCTGAAAAACGCCGTCCGCGACGGGGCTGAGTGGGCCTGGGTGCCGCACGGGGACACCTGCCCGTTCTGCATCACGCTGGCAAGCAACGGCTGGCAGAAAGCCAGCAGCAAGGTGTTGAAAGGTGGCCACGCAGAACACATCCACGCCAACTGCGATTGTGAGTTTGCCATCCGGTTTGACCACAACACCACCTTGGCAGGCTATGATCCGGAAAAATACCTGAAACAGTATCGGGATGCGGGCGGAGACATCAACAAAATGCGGCGGGTGAACTACGCCGCCAACCGGGAGCGCATCAACGCCCAGAAAAGGGCGGCGTATGCGGCGAGAATGGACTATACAAGCACGCCAAAACGTGCTATAATTGATTATAGTAAAGCTGTTTTTTCAGGTAAAAAGGATATCACCTGGCATCTAAATAAGCATAAGGCTAATTTTGAAGGCTGGACGGAAGAGCAATACCTGCGGCGAGCAAGGGAGTTGTTGATGGAGCCCCTACAACTGGGGGAATTGGAAGAAGTTACACGCTCCGATGGAAGCGTCTCACGCTATTGTTATCGCACGAATGAATTTATTGCCACCACAAGTGATGGAAACATCCGAACTTTTTTCAAACCTGAACGCGGAAAGGAGTACTGGAAAGATGAGCATGACAGAAACTAATATTTGCCCTGTATGTGGTAAAGCGCAGCTTGAATACATGGAAATCTGTCCAGTATGTGAATGGCAGAACGATTTGGTTCAGCTTCGTCATCCTGATTGGCAGGGTGGAGCAAATGTTATGAGCTTACAGCAAGCCAGAAAAGCTTATCAGGCTGGACAACCTATCAAATAATCTGAACCACGATGCACACGCACCGTGGTTTTTTCATGCCCATTTTTAGGAGGATACAATGAAGAAGCTACTTGTTTTGATGCTGGCCGTGCTGACCGCAGTGACCAGCCCGGAACAGTTCAAGGTGAATTACATCTGCCCGCGCCAGTACCGGCTGTGTTTTTACACGGACGTTTTACACGGCGTGGAGATTGTGCCGTAAAGGCCGCGCCAACAATTTGTTGAAACCACGATGCAAATTCTGCACCGTGCTTTTTTCATGCCTGCCTGCCCTGCATGAGGGGCAAGCGGGCACTTTTTATACCCATTTATTCCCCAAAACATGCCCGGCATGGCGTAAAACTGTACAGCCAAAGCGGACGCGACCCGCGTAAATAAAAGCGCAGGCAGAAAGGACACAACATGAAACGCGAAGACGTAAAGAAGCAGATCCCCAACATCACCGATGAGCAGCTGGACTGGCTGATGGGCGAAAACGGCAGGGATATCACCGCCGAAAAGACCAAAGCCACCAACCTGCAGATCCAGGTGAACGGACTGACCACCCAGCTGAACACCGCCAAAGACAGCCTGAAAGCCTTTGAAGGCGTGGACGTGGCCGACCTGAAAGGCCAGATCACCAAGCTTCAGGGCCAGCTGGCCGATCAGGCCGACAGTTTTGCCTTTGATTCCGCTTTGGATGGTGCCATCCGCGATGCCCACGGGCGCGATGTAAAGGCCATCCGCGGTATGTTGGACGTGGATGCACTGAAAGTCAGCAAGGACCGCACCAGCGATATCCAGGCCGCGCTGGATGCCCTGGCCAAGGAAAAAGCCTGGGCCTTTGATGCCGCCCCCGGCGGCTACCCCAACGTCCGCGACGGCGGCGACCCGAACAAAACCCCAACCGGTTCCACGCGCGAGCAGTTCGCGGAGTGGTTCAACGAAGTCATGAAGTAAAGGAGCAAAAGTATGGCATCTATTGATATCAACCGCACGACTACTATTTCCCTGCCGGGCAGCGTGTCCAGCGAAATTTTGCAGAAAGCCCAGGAATCCAGCGCCGTCATGGCACTGGCCCGGCAGATTCCGCTGCCCGGCCTGGGCACAACCATCCCCGTTATCACCGGCGACCCCGAAGCGGGCTGGGTCGGTGAGACCGAGAAAAAGCCGGTCAAGCGCGGCACTCTGGCCACCAAGCAGATGCAGCCCTACACCCTGGCCGTCATCGTGCCGTTTTCCAACCAGTTCCGCCGCGATGTGCCCGCCCTGTATGATCAGCTGGTGCAGCATCTGCCCGGCGCTCTGGCCAAAAAGTTTGACCAGACCGTGTTCGGGGCGGTGAAAGCCCCCGGCTCCAACTTCGACACCCTGAAAGCCTGCACGGCCCAGAGCATCCTGACCAATGCCTACGGCGGTCTGGTTGCCGCCGATGCGGACATTGCCGTCCATGATGGCATTCTGAACGGCTGGGTGCTGGCCCCGCAGGGCAAGGCCATCCTGCTGAACGCGGTGGACGACAATAAGCGTCCTCTGTTCATCAACTCCGTGGCCGAAGGCGCAGTGCCCATGATTCTGGGCGCGCAGGTGCGCCAGAGCAAGGGCGCCTACACGGCCAACACGGCCAGCGATGCCGCCGTTGTCGGCTTTGCGGGCGACTGGAGCCAGGCTGTATACGGCACCGTGGAGGGCGTGCAGATCGCCATTTCCGACCAGGCCACCCTGACCGACGGTTCCACCACCATCAACCTGTTTGAACAGAACATGTTCGCCGTGCGCGCCGAGATCGAAGTCGGCTTCCGCTGCGACACCACGGTGTTCAACAAGCTGACCGGCGCAGCCAAAACGGGGTCCTGATCATGATTAAATTCAAGAACCGCCTGACCGGCACCCTGATGGCCGTTGCCCCGGAGCGGGAAGCTGAATATCTGGCGGCAGGGCATACCCGCGTGGATGCCCCGGCGGCCGTCCCCGCCAGGCAGCCCGCCGAAGAGCCCGCTGAAGAGACCGCCGCCAAGCAGACCGCCGCCAAGCAGACCGCCGCCCCGGCCCCGAAGAAGAAAGCCGCCGCCAGGAAATGAGGTGATGGCAATGGTCTATGCAACCGTGGAAGAGGTCGAAGCCGGGTTCCGAACGCTGAGCGATGACGAAAAGACGCTCTGCAGCGCCCTGCTGGCCGAAGCCGGCATTGTCATCGACGCATACAGCCAGGACGCCCCGTTTGAGCGCAAACAGCTGGTATCCTGCCGCATGGTGCGCCGCCAACTGGACGCGGGCCCCGGCGGGCAGGGCACCGCCATGTACCCGATGGGCGCCACCCAGGCGTCCGCATCGGCGCTGGGCTACCAGCAGAGCTGGACGGTGTCCGGCGGCTCGGTCGGAGAGTTGTACCTTTCCAAGCTGGAAAAGAAGCTGCTGGGCGTGGGCAGCAGGTTGGGTGCCCACAGCCCGCTGGAGGACTTATGCTGAAGGGTATCGACATCATCCTGTACGAAAAGACCAAGACCGGCGAGGACGCTTTCCACGCGCCGATCTACACTGAAACACCAGTCACTGTACACAACGTGCTGGTGGGCGAACCGGCTACGGAGGACATCGTCAACGATCTGCAGCTTTACGGCAGGCGGCTGGCCTATACGCTGGCCATGCCCAAGGGCGACGCACACGATTGGCACAACGTGACGGTGGAATTCTGGGGCCAGAAATTCCGCACCTACGGCGATGTGGTGCAGGGCATTGATGACCTGATCCCGCTGTGCTGGAACAAGAAAGTCAAGGTGGAACGGTATGAGTAAAGTCAAGATCGTGCTGAACCGCGCCGGGGTGCGGGAACTGCTCCGTTCCCCCGAAATGGCCGCCATGCTCAAAGAGCGGGCGGATTCCATCAAGGATAGCCTGCCGGACGGCTATGTCTCCCGTATAATGCCCACCCGCGCTATTGCCATTGTGGAAACCGCCACGGAAGAAGCCTATGCCGATAACCTCCATCACAACACCCTGCTAAAGAAGGTGCACGAATGATTGAAACCGAGGTGCTGAATGTACTGACCGCCGCCCTTGCCCCGGTGCCGGTATCCATGGAGGTTCCCTCCCCCATGCCCGGCACCTTTGTTGTGTTGGAAAAAACCGGTACATCCCGCACGGACCAAATTACCACTTCCACCTTCGCCGTGCAGAGCTGGGCCCCTACCATGCTGGATGCCGCCCAGCTCAATGAACAGGCCAAAGCCGCCATGGATGCCCTGCCCGCCCGGCAGGGCATTGGTTCGGCCCGCCTGGAAAACGACTATAACTTTACCGATACCGCCACGCACCGCTACCGCTATCAGGCAGTGTACCGCGTTGTGCATGGCACAATTTGAAAGGAGATCCTCTATGCAGAATGCCACCTTAGTCGGCGTGGCAAAGCCTGCAGCCGGCGGTGCCGTGTACCGTGCGCCGCTGGGCACTGCGCTGCCCACATCTACCGATGCAGAGCTGAACGAAGCGTTTAAGTCATTGGGCTACATCAGTGATGACGGCCTGACAAACTCCAACTCCCCCAAAACCGAACAGGTCAAAGCCTGGGGCGGAGATACCGTTAAAACCATCCAGAAAGAAAAGCCGGATACCTTCAAGTTTACCCTGATCGAAGCGCTGAACGAGGAAGTTCTCAAATCTTCCTATGGTTCGGACAATGTTTCTGGTACTATCGCAGCCGGGCTGACCGTCAAAGCCAGCAGCCGTGAGATTCCCAACAGCGCATGGGTGGTGGATACCATCGTCAACAATGCCAACAAACGCATTGTCATCCCCGATGCCGGTATTTCCGAAATGGAAGATATCGTTTATTCGGACAGCAAGGCCCTGGGCTATGGCATTACCCTGGCCGCCGTTCCGGACACTAGCGGCAACACCCACTATGAATACATCAAGGAGGCCTGACCATGCTGAAAGGCACAACCCGATCCGGCTTTGCATTTGAAATTCCGGATGCCCGCTGCCGCAATATGGAGCTGGTAGATGCTCTGGCTGCCGTGGACCACGGCAACCTGAACGAGCTGCCCACCGCGCTGGATCTGCTGCTTGACAAGCCGCAGAAAAAAGCCCTGTACGACCATCTGCGCGCTGCTGACGGCACGGTGCCGATTGAAGCCGTGATTGCCGAACTGAGCGATATCTTCAATGCAAACCAAGAAGGAAAAAACTCCTCATCCTCGCCGGAATGATTGCAGACGGCGAGGATGAATTGATTTGTGACCTGGCCGAGACCTACCGGATCCTGCATTACCGTACCGTTGCGCTACCCCTGCTGGCCACCCTGGCAGCGGGCCTGCGTGAAGATTCCCGCATCTGCAAAAAACAGTCTGGCGTAAAGACCGATACCAGCACCCTTCTGCTGGGGGCTGCCGTTGACCGCCTAACTGCCCTGTGCAGCGGATTTGGGGCTGGCAGCCTGCCAACCCCTGTTATGGATGCCATGACCGGCAGAGCATCGCTGCCAAATAAGGTACAATCCTTTGCCAGCGGCGCTGCGTTTGATGCGGCCTGGCGCAAAAACAACGGGAAGGTGAACTGATGGCAACCGAACTTGCAAAAGCCTATGTGGGGATCATTCCCTCTGCCGAAGGCATTACCGGCAACCTTGCAAAAGTGCTGGAACCGGAAGCCGAAAGCGCCGGTGAAAAATCCGGCGCATCTTTGGGCGGCCTCCTTGTCAGCACCCTGAAAGGTGTTCTGGCAACCGCTGCCCTGGGTAAGGCCCTGACCGATACCCTGACAGAGGGCGGTGCGCTGGAGCAGAGCCTGGGCGGTGTGGAAACCCTGTTCAAGGATAACGCCGACACCGTCAAGGCTTATGCGCAGAACGCATGGCAGGCGGCGGGACTTTCGGCCAACGACTACATGGAAATCGTGACCGGGTTTTCGGCCAGCCTGCTGCAGGGCCTGGGCGGCGATACCGCAACAGCCGCCGAGGTTGCCAACATGGCCCTGACTGATATGTCGGACAACGCCAACAAGATGGGCACCAACATGCAGGATATCCAGAACGCCTATCAGGGGTTTGCCAAGCAGAATTATACGATGTTGGACAACCTCAAACTTGGTTACGGTGGCACCAAAACCGAGATGCAGCGATTGCTGGCGGACGCACAAAAGATCACCGGCGTCAAGTACGACCTGGACAACCTGGCCGATGTGTACACCGCCATCCATGTGATTCAGGGCGGTGTGGACGAACTGAATGGTGGCCTGGGCGATGTGAACAAGGGTCTTGGCATTACCGGCACTACCGCGATGGAAGCATCCACCACGCTGGCCGGTTCCCTTGCAGCTATGCAGGCCAGTTTCAAAAACGTACTGGGCGCGCTGACCCTTGGGCAGGACCTGCAGCCGTCCCTGGACGCACTGGCCCAGTCGGTGGTCACATTCCTGACCGGGAACCTGCTGCCGGATATCTGGAACATTCTGTCCGCCCTGCCCGGTGCGCTGGTGACCTTTATCCAGGCCCTTGCCCAGACTCTGCTGGACGGATTTGGCACTTCGTTTTCCGGCGGATTCCCCCAAATCATTGAAAACGGCGCTGCTCTTGTCAGCAATCTGGTGCAGGGCATTACCGCAAACGCCGGGCAGATGATGGAATCTGCGTCTGTATCACTGAGCGCATTCCTTGCACAGGTCGTGGCAGATCTGCCGCAGATCATCACATCAGGCGGACAGATGCTGCTCAGCCTTGTGCAGGGCCTGCTTGCCATGTTGCCTTCCATCATCCGCAGTGCGGCCACCGTAATTGCCACCCTGCTGCAAGCCATTGTTACCCACCTGCCTGAAATCATCGCGGCAGGCTTCAACCTTGTGATCAATTTGGTACAGGGCATTGGGAACGCCTCGCCGGATATCATCCGCGCCGCAGGTGATGCCTGCCGCACCCTTTGGGACGCCGTCAAAAACGTGGACTGGGTGCAGCTGGGCAAAGACATTATCAACGGCTTAATCAACGGCATTGGTGCTATGGGCAGCGCGCTGAAAGATGCTGCCCGGAGCATTGCTTCCAGTGCGCTGGATACTATCAAGGACTTTTTCGGCATTGCATCCCCTTCCCGCGTGATGCGGGACGAAGTGGGCCGCTACATTCCGGCGGGCCTTGCCCTTGGCATCCGGCAGAACGCCGGGGATGTTGCACAGGCCATGGATGAGCTTTCGGATCTATCCACCGGCTCTTTGCAGAGTGACGTTCGGCTTGCGTTGACAGCATCGGGCAGCGTGGCAAGCACCCCGTCTGGCCGGGAAATTGTCGATTTCACGCCCGTACTGGCCGTACTGAACAACATCCTTGCTGAGCTGCATAACAGCAGCGGCGACATTGTCATTGGTGACGACGTGATCTATCGCAGCTTCAACCGCGCGCGGCAGTCGCAATCCATCATGCTGGGGGGTGCCTACTGATGCTCAAACGCACATCTCTCTTGCAAATCGACAGCCATTCCCTACCGGTTCCCACCGGCTCCCCCACCATCAAGTTTTCGGACGTTGAGAGCAGTGACAGCGGCGCCGACGAGATGGGCGTCTACCATCGTGAGGTGCTGCGCTATGGCGTGCTGACCGCCTCGCTGGAATATTCATACCTCGATAACGCCGACTGTTCCTACCTACTCGGACTGCTGCAAAATAAGACCACATTCCAGTTTACCTGCCCTGTGGCTAGCGATTCCACGGATGTGACCCAGACCATCACCCGCACCTGCTACTGCTCCAACTACGGGGCGGCCCTGCAGCGGCTGAAAGCCGGTGTTTGGCGGGACATGGATCTGGAAATCAAAGAATGTTAAAGAGGTGCCTGAATGGTTAAGAACATCCTGGTGCTGGATGACGGCACTGAGATTGCCGCCGGCACCGTTGGTCAGAACGCTATCCGTTCCCTGACTTGCACCGAAACCGTATCCAAAACCACCGACCTATGTCCCGGCGCGGCCTGCTCCAATAAGCTGGAAATCACAATCTGGGTGGAGCCGGGAACCGATCTGCCGATTACATCCGGAACCCGGCTGACCCACTACCGGGAGACATCCGGCCAGCGCACCCTGGCGGGCACCTACTGGGCCGTTAAGCCTACCAGCCAGACCCGCAACACCTACAAAATCTACGCCTATGACGCTGTATCCCGGCTTGATAGCGTACAGTCTACCTGGCTGCGATCCATTCAGGATCAGTTTCCGATGACATTGTGGAAATTCGCCGGGCTGGTAGCACAGCGGTGCGGCGTAACCATTGCCAACAACTCCCTGCCCCGCAACGGAACCTATCTGGTACAGGCTTTTTATGCCGACAATCTGACTGGCCGCCAGCTGCTTGCCTGGGTGGCCGAAGCGTCCTGCACATTCTTGCGTGCTACGGCGGACGGAAAAATCGAATTTGCCTGGTACACAGATTACACATCGCAGAGCATCGGGCCAACCGTATACATAAGGGACGGCCTGTCGCATGACAAGTTTCAGACCGCGCCGGTCGTCAAAGTACAGATCCGGCAAAGCGATGACGACGTGGGTGTGCTGTATCCGTCCGACGAGAGTGGATCAAATGCCTTGGTTATCCAGGGCAACCTGCTGCTGACATCCGCCACTGCGGATGCACTGAAGCCGGTCGCGCAGGCGATATTTGAAACGATGCAGGGCGTGACCTACACACCGCTCAAAGTAACCGTCCCGGCGGATTTTCCCCTGCCCGCACCGGGAAACATTGTATCTGTCACTGATGCCCGCGGAAACGTGCTGAGCTCCTATATCATGACCCGGAAAATATCCGGTCAGCAGGTCACGCTGGAATCCACCGGCAACGCCACACGGGACGGAACCGCAGCTGTAAATGAGCAGAGCTACAAGAACCTGACCGGCAAGATGCTGGAGATCAAGACCAGCGTGGACGGCCTGGAAGTAAAGGCCAGCGACCTGACCGGCAAGTACACCGACCTGAAAGCAACGGTGGACGGGCTTTCCTCTGAGGTGAAAAAAGGCACCAAAATCACCGGCGGCGGCAACCTGATCCTGGGCAGTGAGAGCTTCAAGAACGCTGCTCTCCAAGGCGGTGGCACTGTTGAATACAATGATGATGGCAGTGCAACGGTAACAAATTCCAATAGCCTTAAAATATTTGATTTTAACACTACTAGCACGCGCATTGTCAAGGGTGTAACGCTGTGCATATCCGTTATGTACAAGCAAGTTTCGGGCAAGGACGCTTTTTATCTGGACATCCATTATTCGCATGCTAACGGCAGCAGATATTACACCAGCATAAAGCCTGCTGACCAAATCAAAATTGAGCAATCGGACGGTTGGGTGTTACGGTATGGCACATGGACACCGAAGGACAACTATATTTTGACCGGCGTTAGATTTGGTCTGCAGTCGGGTTCGGTTACAAACAAGTACATGGCATTGCACCCCATGCTGCAATACGGCAATGCGCCGACCGCGTGGAACGCCAGCTCCGGCGACTATCTGACCCAGGAAAGCGCAAAAAGCCTGTTTTCCCAGACCGCTGACGAGATCAAAACCGAAGTCACCAAGTCAGTGACTGAAACGGTAACGGCCAACGTGAAGGACACCGCTATCAGCGCCGCCAATGATGCCGTTGACAGTAAATTGCAGGATTACGCCACCACCGCAACGGTGAACAGCCTGAAAGAGGATGTCTCCGGCATCAGCCAGAAGGCGGATAGTATCAGCTCAACTGTCCGCAGCCTGAAAGAAACCACCACAACCATTTCCAACGACCTGGACAGCACCAAGAAGGAATTCAAAACCGTTAAAGAATCAGTATCCGCGATTGACCAGAAAGCCGACAGAATTACCCAGACGGTAACGCAGCGGATCACCGGCGGCAACAATATTATTGTGGGCACCGACGACTGGAACAATGCGACCCTGGATGCAGGCGGCAATGACCTGAGAAAAAAAGGGACATACACGATCAGCGGTGAATCCGTCCGAGTGACCAATAAGGCGCAGAACACCCGCTTCCACTTTGGTGCGGACAAAACGCTGGTGATTGCCAAGGGCATGACCTATTGCGCCAGCGTACTGTACAAGCTCAACTCTGGCACGGACAGCCTGTTTTTGCAGTTCGAGACCAAGAACAGCAGCGGCGCAAAAAGTTATTACGGCAATGCATTCAAAAATGCGAAGCAGGACATTGAGCTGGACAACGGCTGGAAGCTGCGCTGGGCGGCGTTCACGGCGACCGCGGACGGCTATGCAGACGGCCTGTTTGTGAGTACCGCGAACGATAACGCCACCGTTACCAACGATCTGACCATCATGCACCCCATGGTGCAGATGGGCAACGCCCCCACTGCCTGGACGGCCAGCAGCGGCGATTACCTGACTACCACCGAAACAAAAACCGAGATCAAGCAGACGGTGGGCGAAATTAAGCTGACGGCCAGCACAAGCGGAACCAGCAGCACCATCAAGCTGACGGCGGGTGGAACGGAGATTACCAGCGCACAGATCAACCTATCCGGCGTGGTGACATTTTCGGATTTGAGTACCTGGAACCAGGATAAGACCATCATCAACGGCGGAAACATTACGACCGGGCAGCTGCATAACCTCAACTACACCACCGTGTACGACCTGGATAACGCCTGGATTCGCATGGGCACCGAGGCCGGTGAGCGCGTGTTTCTGGACAATCGGCACATTGCCTGGTATGCAACCATCAACACCGGCAGCATCGGCCTGACCGGCGTGCTGTACTCAGAGGCTGGCAGCTCCTACATTGGGGCGTGCAGCAAGTACGCCAAGTACGGCTGGGTTGACGGCCTCAACCCGACATCTTACGTTGGGATGCAGATCACCTACAACCGCAGCGATGACAGCGACGCCGATTTTAACACGACCCGGGTGGGTGTCTCCGGCAAGCTGAATGTACACAATCTGGACGTTTGGGGCAGCAAATCCCGCGTGGTGCCTACCAGCTTCGGCGCGCTGAAAATGGCCGCGTTTGAAACGCCGCTGCCAACCTTTGCGGACTGGGGCAAGGGCCAGTGCGGCCCCGAAGGCTGGTGCCTGATTGCCCTTGACCCGCGCTATGCGGAGACCATCGCCCAGCACGGGCAGCCCGCCTGGCTGCTGACGGATTGCGATGGAACCGGCCACCTGTGGGCCGAAAACTGCGGCCAGTATGCCATTATACACGGCGCACCAGGGCAGTGCTTTGCCTGGCTCTGCATGGCCGCCCAGCGCGGCTATGAGGGCAGCTATGCCGACCGCAGTGACAGCAGCTACCCTGCCGGTGATCCGGCAGGCATTGAGCTGGCCGCCAGCACTGCCGCCCGTGCGCAGGAGGCCGGCACCGATGTCGCAACCGAATTGTTGGAAATAGATACCGGAGCGGACGAAACCGCAGACATTCTTTTGGATGAATCGGAGAGATTAACATGAAGAAATTATCTGGCGTGGCGGTCGTTACGACCGCCGAAGGCGAACGCGTGAGCTACACATACATGGAACTGGACGACAACGGCAACATCACCAGCCAGAACAACAGGGCCTCTTTCGTGGCTCTGGATGAGGATCTGCTGGCCGCCATTGCTACGCTGAAAGCCGCCGTGAACGCGCGGCTGTGACACATAAGGGGGTGCAGACCATGACCGATACCAAACGCATTAAAGATTGCAAACGCAGGATTATTGCTGCCCTGAATGATGCCAAGATCCCGTATGCGGTATCTGAGCTGATTTTAGAGAACGTACTGTCTGCTGTACGTGAAAATATGGCTGCAGAGGAAATGGCAGCGGAGAACCAGCCGAACCAGGAGAAAAACGAATGAAACAGGGAACGCAATTTGCGCTGCCCGTGGAAATCGGGATGGATTTGGACGATGTGAGCCGGATAGAATTTGTATTTAAACAAAAAAATTATAATGGCTTCCCGGCCATTAAATCCAACGTCTGGCCGGATGACTGCACCCGGCAGGAAGGACAGAACATCATCCTTATCCCCTGGACGCGGGAAGAAACGTACAAATTCCTGGGCGGCGAAGCATTGTACATGGACACCCGCATCACGTTGCGGGACAGCACTGACCAGCCGCAGACGGAGATTTTGACGCTCAAAATGAGCCCGACCTTATTCCAGGAGGTTGATGGTGCATGATCCAGGTGCGAGTGGCCCAACAGAGCGCCGTATCAGTGCGCATTGCCGGGGCGGCATCCGTGCGGGTGGACGTGACCGGCACCACAGTGGTGGGTGCGCCGGAGTACAGCGGGCCGTATGACATCACGCCGTTGTTCTCGGCGCAGGTTTTGCCCACCGCAAAGCGACTAATGCAGCAGGACCTAACAATCAAGAAGATACCGCAGTACGAGGTATCCAACGATTCAAGCGGCTACACACTGATAATAGGAGATGAATACTACAATGCCCAATAAATACGTAAACAAGGTTGTTATCGGCAAGGAAACGAAACTTGACCTTACCGCAGATACCATTACCCCGGACAAGCTGGCAAAAGGTATCACGGCACACGATAAGTCCGGCGCGCCCATTACCGGCACCAGCACAAAAGACGCGGATACCAGCGATGCTACCGCAGCTGTGGCGGAGGTTTTGAACGGGAAAACATTCTACGCGCGTGGCGCTAAAATGACCGGCACAATGCCCAACAACGGCGAAGTCAACGGTGAAATCAGCACCGTTTCTGGTAAGTACACCATTCCCATGGGCTTTCATGATGGCGCGGGCGGAGTGACTATCGCGGCGACCGAACAGGCCAAGCTGGTGCCCACAAATATCCGCGAGGGCGTTACAGTCCTGGGCGTGAAAGGCTCTATGAGCGGCAGCGAAGGTATGAAGCCGCAGGCCAAGAGCGTTACACCGACCTTTGAGCAGCAGGTTGTGCTGCCCGACAAAGCGTATAACTGCCTGTCGCAGGTCACCGTGGCGGCTATCCCGGCCACATACGTTGATAACGCCGCGGGCGGGCAAACCCTGACGATCGGAGGCTGATATGGCGGTCAACAAGGTTGTTATCAATGATGAAGTTGTCCTCGACCTGACCGGCGATACGGTGCGGGCTGCCGACCTGCCGAAAGGGGTAATTGCCCACAGTGCCACAGGGGCCAAAGTCACCGGAACCACAAACTATGCCGGTTCCAGCAACGCGGGCGGCTCCGCAATGAGCGCCGAAAAACTAAATAACAGCCTGACCATCAAACTGAACGGAACCAGTCAGGGCGCATGGGACGGCAGCAGCGCAAAAACCATTGACATAACGGCAGCCAGCGTTGGCGCGACAAGCGTTACGCTCAGAAGGTGGTGACAGCTGCATGGGTGTGTATTTAGGCAGCAATGCCGTTGATATGCAGGGCGGCTTTGTGACGGGTGGTGCAAGTGGGGCGAGTTTGCAGAGCAAGACCGTAAGCCCCAGTGAGAGCGCACAGACGGTTAAGGCCGACAATGGCTATGATGGTTTGAGCCAGGTTACAGTGAATGCAGTATCAAAAACTTATGTGGGCAGCGGCGTGACGAAAAAAAGTGCTGCAACTTATACGCCGGGAACGAGTGACCAGAGCATTGCATCCGGCCAGTATTTGAATGGAGCCCAGACGATTAAGGGTGACAGCAATTTGACTGCGGCCAATATTAAGAGCGGCGTAAAGATTTTTAATGTGACAGGCAGTTATGCCGGGAGCAGCAGTGGCGGAAACACGCCAAGCTTGCAGACCAAAACGGTCAGTCCCAGTGAAAGCACCCAGACGGTAAGCCCGGACAGCGGATATGACGGACTGAGCAAAGTGACCGTGAATGCGATATCGAGCACTTATATTGGCAGTGATGTGACCAAAAAAAGCGCAGCAACTTACATCCCGAAGACAACCGACCAGAGCATTGCATCTGGGCAATACCTGAGCGGGACACAAACAATCAAGGGCGATGCAAACCTGGTGGCCGGGAACATTAAGAGCGGTGTGAGCATTTTTGGTGTGACAGGTACTTATACCGGCGGCGGGAGTTCCGGCGGCAATGGCAATAACAATGTGGAGGCTTATGCCATTACGGACACCAACCCCAGTGTGAATTTTAAGACCGCCAGCGGAACCATTAAGATTTGGGGCTATGGCACCATAACCAGTTCCGGCGGCTGGGGCGGGCAGACTACGAGCCTGGTCGCGTTTGAGGGCGACAAGTACCACAAGAGCGCCATATACGGCGGCCCAAGCAGCACCAACCTGAGCCTAAGCATCAGCAACGGAAAACTGACGGGACTGCCGAGCGGACTATCCGCAATCAGCGCGATTGTGACGAGAGGTATTTGATTATGGCGACGGATACAAAACTTGACAACCTGGTGATCAACTACCTGACCCAGAGCCAGTACGACAATGCGAAAAGTTCTGGAACGTTGAATGCGAACCAGATTTATATGACACCAGCCTCCTCCAGTACCTATACGCTGCCTGCCGCTACCAGTTCAACTCTTGGCGGTGTAAAAATCGGGAGTAACATTACGGTGAGTTCCGGTACGATCAGCCTGACAAAGGCGAACGTGACAAGTGCTTTGGGGTACACACCGCCAACAGCCGACACCAAGTACACACTGCCGACAGGTAATGCTTCGACCGCGGGCGGCGTGAAGCTGAGCGATTCGACCAGTTCAACCAGTTCAACCAGCGGAGGAATTGCAGCAACACCAGCAGCGGTAAAAGCAGCCATCGCGGAAGCAAAACTTGCGGCCTGGCCGATTGGCAGCATTTACATGAGCGTAAACAGTACAAGCCCGGCAAATCTATTTGGTGGCACGTGGGAAAGAATATCTGATACTTTCCTGTTTGCTGCTTCCAGCAGTTATCCCGCAGGTAGCACTGGGGGCGAATTCGCCCATAAGCTTACACAAAGCGAGCTACCGAATTATTCGCTGTCTGTGGCCAACGGAAGCAACGTAATACGCTCCAAAACCGGAAGCTCTGCGGATGCGTATGTCCAAACGCAATCAAGTGGCTGGGGTATTCCGAACTGGGAATCCAAAACCGTAACAGTCGCCTCCGGCGGTTCCGGGGCAGCCCACAACAACATGCCGCCTTATTTATCGGTATGGATATGGAAGAGAACAAGATAAGGAGGATAAAGATGCGGCTGAAGAATGGAGAAGCCCTGCTGCATTGGCCCCTGGCCCAACACATTATCACCGCGGGCTGGTTCTACAATGACGGCAGCCTGCACCGGGCGCTGGATTTCCGCGCGGCGGTGGGCACGCCGGTATACGCCGCAGAGGGCGGCACGGTGGAGACGGCCTACCGCTGGAACGGCAAGCGTACCCAGGGGGATATCAACAGCTACGGCAACATGGTCAAGCTGCGCCATGCGGATTACCGCGGCGGTCGGCTGGAGACACTGTACGCCCACCTGAGCAAGCTCTGCGTGACCCAGGGCCAACAGGTGCAAGAGGGTCAGCTGATCGGCTACAGCGGCGATACCGGCAACTGTTACGGCGCACACCCGCATTTTGAAGTGCGCTGGAAAGGCCAGCGTACCAACCCGCTGAACTGGCTGGACAACGATTTCAGTACGGCCAGCAGTGCGGTCAAGCTGGGCAGTTACAGCAGCGTAACGCACGATATGAAGGAAGTGGAATACATGAATTATGCAATCGACGTGTCAAAACACCAGGGCAAATTTGACTGGCAGGCAGCCTATAACAAGGGCATCCGCCATGCCATGCTGCGCGCCGGGTATGGCCGTTACAGCAGCCAGAAAGACCCCCAGTTTGAGCGCAACGCAGCGGAGTGTGCCCGCCTGGGCATCCAGTACGGCGTGTACTGGTACAGCTACGCCAGTACCCCGGCGGAAGCACGGCAGGAAGCACGCTGCTGCCTGACCGCGATCAAGGACAAGCACCTGTGCCTGCCGGTGGCGTATGACATTGAGTATGAACCGTGCATCCTGCGCCTGACCAACGCGCAGCGCACGGCACTTGTCCAGGCCTTTTTGTCGGAGATCGAAGCAGCGGGGTATTATGGTATCCTGTATGCGTCCTGCGATTTCATCCGCAATCGGCTGGACTACAAGGCGCTGTCCAAATATGATGTTTGGGTGGCACAGTATAGCAGCAAGTGCACCTGTCCCCTGCCCTATGGCATGTGGCAGTATTCCAGCCGTAACGCCCTGGGCGTGCCCGGCTACGGCACTAGCCTGGACTGCAACTGGGTGTATAAGGATTATGAGGGGTTGATGATCCAGGCGGGCCTGCAGGGCCACACGGCACCCGCCCCGGAGGACACCACCCCCAACAAGCTGGACAAGCAGCAGATTACCATTGGTCGCATTAGCGGCGGCGACCGCAGCACCATCCGCGCCCTGTGCGATGGGCTGGGGCTGATTGCTGCCGGGTTGTACCGCGAAACCTGTGCAGATAGCAACCAGTGGATGCTGGACGTTGGGCCGGTATCCAGCGGCGACGCCTGGTACATCATGCGCAAGTGCGCAGAGCTGAAACTCATTGAAGCAGGGCTGTACAAGGCTGAGTATGTGGAGTAAAGTTATGAAAAAATTGTTTATCTCCCAGCCGATGCGCGGCAAGACCGACGAGGAAATCCTCAAAGAGCGCAAGGCGTTGATTGCTGATGTGTGCATGAACACCCATGAGGAAATCGAGGTCATCAAATCCTTTTTCGCGGACGCCCCGGCTGACGCAACGCCGCTGTGGTATCTGGGCGAAAGCCTCAAGCTGCTGGGCACCGCTGATTTTGCAGTGTTCGCCCCTGGCTGGCAGGATTATCGCGGATGCCGTATTGAGCATGATGCCGCCGTAGCCTACGGCATCCCCATCGTGGAGGTATAAGCGTGCTGGACTGGATCATCAAATACTGGGTGCAGTGGCTCTTCGGTCTGATCTGCGCCGCACTGCTGGCAGGCTACCGTCGCCTGGCCAAGCGGGTGAAGGAACAGGAGGAAGAGCGCAAAGCCATCAAGGCCGGACTGCTTGCCATCCTGCACGACCGCCTGTACGCCGAGTGCTCCCGCTGCCTTGCGCAGGGCAGCATTGACACGGATGCCATGCGGAACCTGGAATACCTCTACCGCAGCTACCATGCCCTGGGCGGCAATGGTACGGGTACAGAACTGTACAACCGCGCCAAGGCCCTGCCGATCAGAAACGATTGAACACCTACACAACGAATACATAGGAGGAAAAAATCATGGATTTTGCATCTTTTGGTATTGCAAGCGTCGCTTGCATCACCGTCATCTGCTACCTGGCCGCAACGGCTGTCAAGCAGACCCCGCTGGCCAACAAATGGCTGCCGTCCATCTGCGGTGCCCTTGGCGGCCTGCTTGGCCTGGCCGCCATGTACATCAACGTGCCGGACTTTCCCGCCACCGATCCCCTGACCGCGCTTGCAGTCGGTATTGTTTCCGGCCTTGCGGCTACCGGTGCGGATCAGGTTATCAAGCAGATCGGCAAAGGCAACTGACCGGCAAGTTACTTGCAAATTACCGGCAAATTAAATAATCCATAATAAAAGCGGCAGGCCGTCTCCTTTTTCAGGGGTAGCCCGCCGCTTATTTTGTTGAAATGGGTCTCTAATGATGTTCTATTTGTTCACAAATTAGACTTAATTTATTTCTATTTCAGGCCCGGAAACGGACAAAACAAAACGAACACATTACCTATCATCGTGATAAAAGTAGTGTGTTCGTCTTGATGGTTTATGGTGGAGCTGACGGGAGTCGAACCCGTGTCCGAAAAGAAAGCGGTTAGAGTATC